TGACCCCCAACTATTTGACGTTGGATATACAGTTAGGCACCGTAACAGTAGTGACAACTTAAGGAGCTATTATGAAGAAATATCTGTCTGGTGGTGATGTCAAGCAGGTCAAAAAGATTGCTGACAAAGAGGTTAAAGGGCATGAAAAGAAGCTGCACGGTATGGCTTCGGGCGGAATTTTAGTCCGTGGTGGTAAAGCCCAAACCAAGGGTAAAATGGCTCGTGGCCCAATGGGTTAGGGAGTAGTTTATGAACTACGCAAGTCTCTGCACCAATATTCAAGACATCACTGAGAATACGTTCACAGCGGATCAACTTGCCATGTTCACGCAACAGGCAGAACAGAAGATTTATAACACTGTTCAGATTGCCAATCTGCGTAAGAATGTCACTGGGACGTTGACTAGCGGGAACAAATATCTGGCAACCCCGACAGATTTTCTGTCCGTCTATTCGTTGGCAGTCTTTCCGACCAGTGGGGACTACACCTACCTCATCAACAAAGATGTGAACTTCATGCGTGAAGCTTTCCCCGGCTCTACCGGTGGAACAGGGTTGCCCAAGTATTACGCGATATTTGGCCCAGCTTCTAATGACGTTACTGAGTTGACTCTGATTGTTGGCCCAACACCGGATGCTACCTATAACGCAGAGCTGCATTACTACTATTACCCCGAGTCCATTGTCACCGCTGGCACGACTTGGCTTGGAGACAACTTTGATTCGGCGCTGCTTAATGGCGCACTGATTGAGGCTATCCGGTTTATGAAGGGCGAAGCGGACGTTATTGCAAACTATGAGAGCATGTATGTAATTTCGTTGAAGATGCTGAAAAACCTCGGGGATGGTAAACAGCGTCAGGATGCTTATCGTTCTGGTCAGGTCAGGAATAAGGTTGCCTAATGTCTATCGTCCAAACACTGACTACTAGCTTCAAGGGACAGTTACCCCTTGCTGTCCACGACTTCACCACAGACACAATGAAGCTGGCGTTGTATTTGTCTACCGCCAATCTGGATGCAGATACCACTGTTTACACGACTAATGGTGAGACTACAGGCACAGGTTACACGGCTGGTGGGATTGTTTTGACCAACGCTACCGTCCTGACCTACGGCACAACGGTATATATAGACTTCGATGATGCTGCGTGGGCAGGTGTTTTGACGGCACGAGGTGGGTTGATATACAACTACTCAAAAGCAAACAAGTCCGTGGCAGTTATAAACTTTGGCGCTGATAAGACTTCGGTTAATACATTCACTGTTCAGATGCCAGCAAACACTTACACTTCTGCGCTCATTAGGATATAGACATGCTAGTCACTACCACAAAAGGCGAGATGGACGATTCCTTGCTGGAGAAGAGGGAAGGTTCTGTTGATAATGATAATGAATCCACTACATGGGTCGAGTATTGGCTTGAGGGTGAACTCGTGCATCGTTCGGCTCATGTGACGCTAAAGAAAATGCCGACCTTCGCTGGTGGCGAAACCGCATCAATAGGATAGGAGTTTAAATTGGCTGGTAAACCACGGATGTCAGAAACCGAGCGTTTTATGTCCAAAGTGCATAAGGCGGAGAACGGCTGCTGGCTGTGGGAAGCCTATTGCATGAAAAACGGGTATGGATTTTTTAGAACCCCTAAAAGAAACGAGCTAGCGCATCGTGTTTCCTATAGACTTTTTGTTGGTGCGTTAGATAAAAGAGATGTAATGCACTCTTGTGATAATCCTTCTTGTGTAAACCCAGAACATTTAAATCTTGGAACAAGAGCAGAAAATATGCAAGATGCAAAAAGAAAAATGCGTGTTTGCTTTGGTGAATCACATGGTCGAGCTAAACTAACAAACGATCAAGTTGAATTTGCAAAAACAGCGCAGGGATTACAGCGAGAAATTGCTGCTTCGCTTGGCGTTTCTCAAGGACACATAAGTTTTATTCGAAGTGGAAATCAATCGCACAAAGCAAAAAATTTAAATTGGGCGTAGCCCAAAAAAGGAACTATCATCGCAAACACTCAAAGTATGTGTACTTCGTTTCTCGGTGAACTGATGCTCGGTCAGCACCAGTTTGGAACCTCAACGATTGTTTCTCGTGGCAGTTTAACTTCGCCAACCACGGACACCGTTAAAGCTGCGCTGTATCTAGCGTCAGCCACTTACAACGCATCCACTACGGCATATTCAGCTACTGGAGAAGTTTCAGGCACTGGTTATACAGCGGGTGGCGTAACAGTTACTAATGCGACGGCTCCTACCTCGACTAATTCTTCGTCTACGGCGGGTGTGGGCTATTGGACGCCTTCAGCATCTATTGTTTACACGACCGTGACTTTGACAACCGCTTTTGATACGGTGTTGATCTACAACAGCACTCAGTCCAACAAGGCTGTCTCTGTCCACACGTTCGGGTCACAAACGATTACTGCTGGCACGTTCACTTTGACTATGCCTTCAAACACGACAACGACTGCTCTCATACGCTTGTCCACTACTTAAGGGTGAGCTATGTCTTTAGGCTGGGGGGATAGCACATGGGGTGCTAATGGTTGGAGCGGCACCCTCAGTCTAACCGGCGTAGAAGGAGCGGGTAATGTAGGCACGGTTGGAGTAAGTAAGACCATAGCTTTAACCGGAGTCAGCGCAGCAGGGACGGTAGGAACTGTAATATCCAGCGTTACAGACGAAGAAGCAGGTGATGTAGCAACAGGTTCGGTAGGTTCGGTAACGCCAAGCCTGACCATAGCCTTGACCGGGGTTGTTGCAAGTGGCGCAGTTGGAACGGTAGTCCATAGCAAAGAAGCAGCTTTAACCGGTAACGCAGCAACTGGAGCGGTTGGATCGGTAGCTCTGGGAGCAAGGAGTTTTGCGTTAACGGGGGATGTGGCTAGTGGTGATGTAGGAACGGTAACGCACGGCGGGGCATCGTTAGCCTTAACTGGAAACGCAGCATCTGGTGTAGTTGGAACGGTTGTTCAAAGCAGGGCGGTAGACGTAACAGGGGTTGATGCGGCTGGTGTAGTGGCTCAAGTTATTGTCCCGCTGCCGTCAAATCAAGCAAACGGTGCTGTTGGCACAGTAGTTCAGAGCAGGACAATAGCCCTAACCGGGGTAGATTCAGCGGGGTTGGTAGGCACAGTTTCTCGCGCAGCAACATCTTTTGCACTTACTGGAAACGCGGCAGCGGGGTATGTCGGGGATTCAATAGCGGTTTATTGGACACTTATTAACACAGTTCAAAACCCAAATTGGTCACCGATTACTGATTCACAAACGGCTGGCTGGACTACAATAACGAATACGCAAACGCCTAATTGGTCTTCAATAACAACGGTTCAAGTCCCAGTTTGGGGCGCTGTAGAAACAGAACAAACCCCTGTTTGGGAAGAAATACAAACTATTTAGTAAGGAATCATTATGACGACTGCCTCAACTACGCTTCTTGGACTAGCCCTTCCGGTTACCGGTGAACTAAGCGGCACTTGGGGTGACGTTGTAAATGCCTCCCTGACAAACCTGCTGGACACAGCAATTGCCGGAACTACCACTCTTAGTTCAGACGCGGACGTAACGCTTACCACAACGACGCTTTCAGCTAACCAAGCGCGTCAAGCCGTTATCCTGTGGACTGCCGGTGGAACCGCAACAAGAACTATCACGGCTCCTGCTCAAAGCAAACCCTACATTGTCATCAACAAAACCAGCAGTTCCCAAAGCATCAAGATTGTCGGGGTTGGCCCAACCACAGGCGTAACTATCGTTGCGGGAACCGCAGCTCTTGTAGTTTGGAACGGTGTTGATTTTGTAACGGTATCAGTGACCTCCACTACTGGGATTGTTCCCGTAGCTAACGGCGGCACAGGCTTGGCATCAGGCACATCTGGTGGTGTTCTAGCCTATACCGCTACAGGCACATTGGTATCTTCCGCAGCATTAGCAGCCAGCGCATTGGTTTTAGGAGGCGGGGCTGGCGCGGCTCCAAGCACCACAACCACAGGCACAGGTGTCGTTACTGCTCTTGGAGTCAATACAGGCTCTGCTGGCGCGTTTGTAGTCAACGGCGGGGCATTGGGTAGCCCGTCTAGTGCGGGAACCATACCAGCATTCACCCTTGGCGGCACAGTAGCAGGTGGCGGCAATCAGCTTAATAACGTCATCATTGGCACGACAACTCCGCTGGCGGGTTCGTTTACGACGCTGAGTGCGACGGTTCCATCAGCAGCGCAGAACGTGACGTTTGAAGCATCGACAGTGGCATATGGTGCCGCCGTAAAGCTAAAAACAACTGTTGGGCAGTTGATTGTCGGGAAATCCCGCGCTGCGGGTAATGACTTCGTTAATGGTGGTTACGGCAATTATGGGGTTATCACCACCGACACAACAGACGGCGTTGTTATTGGGGTTAATTCGACTGTTGTCGCCACGTTCACTACTGGCGGCATCAACGGAGTCCTCGGAGCGACCACACCAGCGGCGGCGAGCGTTACGACGCTGAGTGCGACGGGGAATGCAACAATAGGCGCTGCCTCTGGAGTAAAGTCTCTTACTGTCAGCAGTTCGGACAACAATGCAAGCGTCATCATCGCTGCTGGCAATGGTGCAACAGGTGGCCTACGGTTTAATAACTACGCTGGAACACAACATTGGAACATCTATGAAACTGAGGGTGCGTCTGGTCAGCAAGGCAATTTAAGCATCTATAACGAAGTTGCTGCTGCAAATCAATTAGTCCTCGACTCCTCCGGCAACTTGGGTCTGGGGGTTACGCCTAGTGCTTGGTCATCTACATTTAAAGGATTTCAACTGGGTTCAACTGGTTCAATTTGGTCAATTTCCAGCGGAAATGGTGGAACTTATTATGGGAACAACTATATATACGGTACATCAGGTCGCACTTATTTGACCACGGGTACGGCTCTTGAACTTGCTTTGGCAAGCGGTGCATTTCAATTTAATATTGCGGCATCAGGCACAGCAGGTAACCCAGTCACCTTCACCCAAGCAATGACCCTCGACTCCTCCGGCAACTTGGGGATTGGGGCTAGTAGTCCGAGTGCTAAACTGGATGTGCGAGATGTAACACAGGTTTATACCGGCAACTATGGAAATTTTAGCATAATAAATTCTGCTAACTCCAATATAGTTTTGAGTATGGGAATTGACACTACTCTTGGAACTAATGGATCGGCATATATAAACGCAGCAAAATATGGA